TGCGTGAACGCGTGCTCCGTGTATATCTCCGGGGGGACAGGGACCGCGGAGGCAACGATTGTAACGGGCTGGACTTCAACCGCAATAACGGTAACGCCGGCAAATGCGCACTCGGGGGCATGGACCGTTCAAAGCGCCTCGAGCGGGATTCAGGAGGCTCTGATCTCCACGAGCGGACTGGTATTCATCCCCGCCGGGACCTACCCGATTTACGGGCAAATAGCAATCAACGGTACTGCGGTTGTCACGTGCGCCTCGCACGATTCCGTTCTCCTGGGGCAAACGACAACGCAGAATATGCTGGTAATAACGACCGGGACTACCGGCAACCGCGTTCGCGTCAATAATTGCCAATTCGCTACGGCTCCACAGCCCAAGACAGCCGGGGATGCCATCCAGGTGAACGGTTCCGGCGGAGTCGCCAATTACGGATTTGTCGCGGACGGATTGGTATTTCAAAATCAGTGGAACTGCATCCACATCGCGAGCGGAACGCACTACTCGATTGTGAACTCCAACTTCTACAGCTCGATCAACTGGGATCTGTTTCTTCAGGACACCCTCAACCTCGACGACGGCGATTCTTCTGTCGTGGGGAATGTTTTCGACGGCCTCCCGACCGGCGCCGGCGTCCATTGGGAGTCGGGGGGAGGCGTGAAATTCGTCAGCAACAAATTCCTGGCCCATACTTACGGCCTGCAATTTCTGACAGCGGACGGAACATCGACGTCCGACATATTTATCATGGGAAACTCGATTGAAGATTTTGGATTGGCCGGAATCAGCATTGACCGAATGAACACCACCGGACAATTGCAGGAGATTGTGATTTCGAGCAACGAGTTTGCGCCTGGAATAACCGGCACCCGGGGCATCACTCTGGGTGAACAGGGCGGCCACGGTGGAGTGGTGAATGTCCTGATCGAAAATAATGAGTTGTTGTCATCGCAATTTGGAATCGTTGTGTCGAACACCTCCGGCGCGAAGATCGATAACAATTTTGTGGACGGGGCTACCTACGGAATCTATTTCAGCAGCGGCAACTCAGGACTTCTCTCCGCCGTGGAAAATCAAATGATCAACGAGACAACCCCCTACGTTGGAAGGGCTATCTTCGTGGATCATTTGAACATCATGACATTCCTAGCGATAACGGCTGTGACCCTTGGCCCTGCAAACGGATCGCAGGTTTTCTGCTCCGATTGCAACTCCACCTGCACTGCTAACGGGGGCACGGGCAGAACGTGCTTCTACGAGAACGGGGCTTGGGTGCATTAATATGTCGGCCTTCAATTCCCCCATCTGGAACGGCGCGCCCTCTTCCCCGGCAACCGGCGCGGTCCCCGTGCAGCCCCTTCTCTATATGGCCCTCCGCCTGGCGCACGTCACCAAAGCGCCGGACGCATCTACCGCCATGCCGAGCCCGGATCAGTTCGCGGACGCCATCCTGCAAGCCAACCTGATGTTCGACCAGGCGCAGGTGCGGCGCCCACTGATCTACTCGGTCCAGTTCGACACGTACATCTTGGGGACGGCCAAACTTTACACCCTCGGACCCGGCGGGACCCTGCTCGACACCAATGGAAATTCCGTCCGTCCGGTGAACATCGAGCGCGCCAGGCTCATTTTGAACTCTACGGGGACGGCGGTTTACCTGGGCATCTTCAAAGGGACGTTCCGGGAGTTCTCGGACCTGGCGCTGCAGGATATTCCGGGCGCTCTGCCGAGATTTCTCTATTGCGACTATGCCGCGCCCACGGCCAACGTCTATCTGATCCCGCAGGACCAGGGCGGAGACCAGCTGGAACTGTACACGTGGGTGCCGATGCCCTCGATTGCCAACGTCGAGAGCCTGATTGTTCTCCCTCCGGGGTATCAGGACTGGTTCGTGAACAACCTGGCGGTGCGTTTGGCCTCGGTGTTCGAAGAGCGCGGGGCCTCGGTGACGGACGATACCCGCATGCAGGCGCGCCTCTCTACCGCGGCAATCATGAAGCTCAACATGAAGAGCCCGCGCATGGGTTCGGATGCACCCGACAGCTCGCGCCCGCGGCGGGGCGGGTTCAATTATTTTGACGGGATGCCCTGCTAATGCCCGTTCGTCCCCACCGTCCTCCTGAACTCCGCGCCAGGCGCCACGCCCTGGCGATAAAGCACCCGAGCCACGTCGAGGAGTTCCTGCGCAAGTTTCCGAAAGAGCACCGCGCCGGGATCCTGGAACGGTTGAAACCGCATCTGAAGTTCGAACTGGCGCGTTAATGCTGTCCGGTTCCACCGCCTCCGTGCGGCGGCGGGGGGGGGTGCGCTACGCAGTACTGGCACGGATGAGTGCCTATCGGCACGAACGGGCGGTGAGCCATCGGGCTGAGGCTGAGCCACAGAAGAATCGAAAAGAACGTAGTCACGACTTCATAGTAAGCCCGATCCATGGAAACGGAATCCGTTTCCGCACCATCGCGGTACCGGTACCAAAATGAAAATCCCGCTTGTCGGCCCGTCGTTCGCTCTGCGCAGCCCAGCGGCTGCCGCGCAGCAGACGATGAACTTAATCCCGCAACTGATGGACGATCCCACCGAGGGATTTAAGAACAAGGGGATTCTTGTGGGCGCCCCGGGCTACCATCTCGCGGGAACGGTCACAGGCAACATTCGAGGGATCTGGGCAGGCGGCGGCACGGTCTACGTGGTGGGCGGAAACACGCTCTACCAGATCGCGCAGGGTAGCTATGTCGGAGGTAATCCCAACGTCGGGAGCGTCACAATCGCAAATTCCTGGGTGCTGCCGAACGCGAGCGACGGCAAGCCCGTGCAGATGTTCGGCAACGGGGATCAACTCCTGATCGTCGCCAACGGGTACGCTTACATCGATAACGGCAACGGGCCGATCAATTGCCAGTTCACCAACTCCGGCTACATCAACACCAACGGCACCGACGTGCAGTTTGTGAGCGGCGACGATTTCAGTACTATTCCCGATGGGGCCACCATTTGGATCGATGGCACGGCCTATACCGTCTCGACCGTCAACTCTCCCACCGATTTGACGCTCTCTGCGACGGCCGGCGTGCAGCAAGGCGCGTACTGGCAAGCGTTCACCGGGGCCAACGTCACGGCACTTACCGGGGCGTACATCGACGGTTATTTTGTGGTGCAACGCCCCAGCGGATACCCCTTTCAGGGAGTTTGTACGACATTCGGCAGCGGCATCGCGAGCTGGGTCAGCGGGCCGACGTTCAACAATCTTTCTTTGGGAGATGGCATCGCGATAAACGGCGTGGGCTATACCGTGGCGGCGATTTTCAGCAGCCACAGCATCACGGTGACACCGAACCCAGGAAGCCAGATCACGGTGGCCTTCGGATTCGGCCAGGACACTGGACGTCAGTTCAACATCAGCGCGCCGGATGACGGGGAATCCTGGGATCCGCTCGACTTCGCATCGAAGGAAGGCTACCCGGATTATCTCCAGAGCGTATTTGCCGACCGCGAGCAGCTCTATTTGGTTGGTGTGGAGTCGGAGGAAGTCTGGCAGGATACCGGCAACGCGCTCTTTCCGTTCCAACGGATGCCGGGAGCGGCAGCGCGCGAAGGAAGCTATTGCCGGTACGCGGTGGCGAGCCTGGGCGGCAAGGTCTATTACGTCGGAGCGTCTCCGCACGGCCAGCCCGTGGCCTATCGTCTCGACGGCTTCACCCCGGTGCGCGTGAGCGATGCCGCGGTAGAAGCGGCCTTCGCCCTCGAGCAGAATATGGCTACGTGCATGGGATTCGACTATGCCGAAGACGGCCATCAGTTCTGGGTGCTGAACTTCTCCGATAAATGCTGGGTGTACGACGCCACGGAGAGTGCCAAGGCCGGATACGCGATGTGGCATCAGCGGGCCAAGTGGACCGGAACGGCGTTCGCGGGGTACGAGCCCGCCATGCACGTCTACGTCCCGGAATGGGTGGGCTCCGCGACCGGCGCCTATGCCAGCGGAATGCACCTGGTGTGCTCGCTATCGAGCCCCAATATTTACGAGATGAACCTGGCATACTTCGACGACAACGGAAGTACGCAGCAGTGGAACCGCATCCTGCCCCACCTGTACGAGGAAGCCAAGCGCCTGTTCTTCGGACGCATGACTTTGGAAATGGAAACCGGCACGGCCACGGGCGCGAGTCAACCCACCGTCTCTCGTTCGTATTCCGACGACCGCGGGCACACATTTGGAAATGCGTTGGCCCCGATCATGGGCGGCGCGGGCGTTAACGGAGCGTTCACTCAACGGGT